ATGCGCGGCGGTAAACCGACCATCGACGATGTGGCCGCCCTGTCCGGGGTGGCGCGGGCCACGGTGTCGCGCGTGCTGAACGGCGGGCCGAACGTCCGCGATGAGGTGCGCCAGCGCGTGCTGGAGGCGGTCGAGAAGCTTCAGTACAAGGTCAATATGCAGGCGCGCTTCCTGGCCGGGGGGCGCAGCCAGGTGCTGGCTCTTGTGTATGCCTCGGACCTCGACAGCCAGCCCAACTCGTTTTACCACGCCGGGCTGGAGCTGGGGGCGCTGCGCGGTTGCGCCGAGCGCGGTTTCCAGCTGCTGATGCACACGGTCAATCAGCATTCGCTCAACAAGCAGAAGTCGATCCTCGACCTGCTGGACTCGCGGCGCTGCGACGGGTTTTTGCTGACGCCGCCGTTTTCCGACGATCTGGACCTGCTGCGCGAATTGCAGGCGCGCAAGACGCCGGTGGTATGCATCGCCGCCGGACGTGAGGCGCGCACCCTGGCCTCCGGCATCGGCGTCGATGACGAGGTGGCGGGCTATGAGATCACGCGCCATGTGCTGAAGCTGGGCCACCGCCGCATCGGCTTCATCAAGGGGCTGGAAGGCCACTTGTCCGCCGAGGAGCGCTATGCCGGGTTCCGCCGCGCCCTGCATGAACAGGGTCTGGACGAAAACGACATGCTGACCGCGCGCGGCAATTTCAGTTTCCGGTCGGGGGTGGAGACGACGGCGCGGCTGCTGGCTGGTCCCGAGCGGCCCACGGCGCTGATCTGCGCCAATGACGATATGGCGGTCGGCGCCCTGTTCACTGCGCACAAGCTGGGGCTGGAGATACCGCGCGACCTGTCGGTGACCGGGTTCGACGACACGCCGGTGTCGGAGATCATCTGGCCGCCCCTGACCACCGTGCATCAGCCGCTCAAGCTGATCGGCGCGCGCGCGGTCGAGATGATCGTCGATCAGATCAACGCCGCCAAGACCTCGGCCAAGCCGCCCGCGCACCATTATGAGCTGGCGCCGCACCGGGTGGTGATGCGCGAAAGCGCGGACGAACTGGGCGCGAGCTGAGTTATCCGCGCCCTTTGAATTTCCTTTTTGAATAAAATCAACGCCCTGCCGGAAAGTTTCGGCGGGGCGTCCTCCCATGCCGGTCCTGACCTATAGTGTGGGCATGGACGGAAAAGCGATCAAATCGAAAAGCAAGTGGCGCCCGCTGGGGGTGCGGCTGGCCGAGAAGCGGCAGAGGCACGATGCGGTCCTGCGCAAGGATTTCGACGCGCTGATGGCGGCGCGTAAAGAGACGCCGGAAGATCAGGACATCGAAAAGCGGCTTAAAGTTCTGGCGCTGCTGCGCAAGGCGTTTGCCGAGGCGTATCCGCAAACGAAGATGCAGGACGAGGCGGGGATGGATGACGAAGCCGATGACGGAGTGGGAGCAGGCGCAGGCCAAGCCGCTGTGGACGCCCTGCGACTGGAATTTGAACATAAAATGTCTCGTTACATGGCCTCCCGGCGTTCTTCAGCTCTGGCTGCTGCGGCACGATGCGGCGACGCTGAAACGCATGCTGACGGCGTGGAACATCTGGGCGCGCGAGGACCAGACGCCGCCTGAAGGCGACTGGCGTAGCTGGCTGTTTCTGGGCGGGCGCGGCGCGGGCAAGACGCGCGCCGGGGCCGAGTGGGTGAAGAGTCTGATGGCGCAAGGCTTGCGTGTGGCCCTGATCGGGCCGACCCTGCATGATGTGCGCGAGGTGATGATCGACGGGCCTTCGGGTCTGCGTAACGTGTCCGATCCGGGCGCCCGGCCCTTTTACGAGGTGTCGCGGCGGCGGTTGCGCTGGCCGGGCGGCGGCGTGGCCTACGCCTTTTCGGCGGAGGAGCCGGAGCGTCTGCGCGGGCCGCAATTTCATTACGCCTGGGCCGATGAGTTCTGCGCCTGGCGGGCGCCTGCGGAGACGGTGGCGCAGCTGCGCATGGGCTTGCGGCTGGGCGAGACGCCGCGGCTGTGCGTGACCACGACGCCGAAGCCGATCGCGGCGCTCAAGGCGCTGATGACGGAAGACGGCGCGGCGGTGACGCGCGCGGCGACGCATGAGAATCTGGCCGGGCTGTCCGAGGTGTTTTTGAACGGACTGACCGCGCTTTACGGCGGCACAAGGCTGGCGGCGCAGGAGCTGGACGGGCTGGTGGTCGAGGATGCGGGCGCGGCCCTGTGGCGGGCCGACGATCTGGCGCGCTGTTACGGCGTGCGTCCGCCGCATTTTGATGAGGTGATCGTGGCGGTCGATCCGCCCGCAAGCAGCCACGGCGACGCCTGCGGCATTGTGGCGGCGGGGCGCTTGGGCGAGCGCGGCTATGTCTTGTGCGACGCGACGGTGAGCGGCCTGTCGCCGCTTGGCTGGGCGCGACAGGCGGCGGCGGTCGCGCGCGAGCATGGAGCGCATCAGATCGTGGCTGAGGCCAATCAGGGCGGCGAGATGGTGCGGACCCTGCTGGCTCAGGCCGGTTGCGCGGCGCCGATCCGGCTTGTGCATGCGCGCGACGGCAAGCGGCGGCGGGCCGAGCCGGTGGCGGCGCTCTATGAGCAGGGGCGGGTCACGCACTGTCCGGGCGATGGCGGGCGGTTCAATGCGTTGGATGAGGAGCTGATGGCGCTGGGTTCGGGAGCGGCGGGGAGGAGTCCTGATCGCGCCGATGCGCTGGTCTGGGCTTTGACGATGTTGTTGCTGGATGGGCGGGCGGAGCCACGGCTGCGGCGGTTGTGAGGTCTGGAAAGTAAGAAACCCCACCACCCCGCGGGCCTTGCCCGCGCGGTCCCCCTCCCCAGCAAGCTGGGGAGGCATGAGAGGTAAATCTATGTTCAAAAACTGGTTTGGGCGCGAGCGGAAGCAGAGCGCGGCGGGGGCGGTGACGGCCATCAATCTGGTCGGGAGGCCGGTGTGGACGCCGCGCAACTATGGCTGTCTGGCGGCGGAGGGGTTCGGGCGCAATGCGGTCGCTTATCGCTGCATCCGCATGATCGCCGAGGCCTGCGCCAGCGTGCCGTTGCGGGTTGAGTTCGGCGGGCGGCGGACGCCGGAGCATCCGCTGCAAAAGCTGATCGACCGGCCCAACGCCGAGCAGGGCGGGGCGGACCTGCGCGAAGCGCTCTATGCCGGTTTGCAGACGGCGGGCAACGCCTATGTCGAGGCGGCGTTTCTGGAGGGCGAGGCCGCGCCGTTCGAGCTGTGGAGCCTGCGGTCCGACCGCATGAAGGTGATCCCGAACCGGCGCGGCTGGCCCGACGCCTATGAGTATGCGGCCAAGGGCGCGCGCGTGCAGATCGGACGCGACGATGAGGGCTGGCTGAAGGTGCTGCACCTGAAGCTGTGGCATCCGCTCGATGACTGGTACGGGTTTTCGCCGCTGGAGGCGGCGGCCTTTTCCATCGACGTGCATAATGCGTCGGGGGCGTGGAACAAGGCCTTGCTCGACAATGCGGCGCGGCCTTCTGGGGCGCTGGTCTATGGGGCCAAGGCGTCGGAGCATTTGTCGGACGATCAGTTCGCGCGGCTGAAGGCGCAGTTGACGGACGATTATGCGGGCGCCGAAAACGCCGGGCGGCCCTTGCTGCTGGAAGGCGGGCTGGACTGGCGGCCCATGTCCATGTCGCCGTCCGATATGGACTTTATCGCTGGCAAGTATGCGGCGGCGCGCGACATCGCGCTGGCCTTCGGTATTCCGGCGCAGTTGCTGGGCATTCCGGGCGACAATTCCTACGCCAATTACAAGGAGGCCAATGCGGCCTTCTGGCGCAATACGGTGCTGCCGCTGACCGAGAAGACGACGCGTTCCTTGAGCGCCTGGCTGGCGCCGAAATTTCCGGGGGCGGCCATCGTGGCCGATATCGAGGCGCTGCCGGCGCTGGCGGCGGAGCGGGATGCGCTTTGGACGCGGCTCAACAACGCCAGCTTCCTGACCGAGGCCGAGCGGCGGCGTCTGGCGGGGCTGTCGCCCATTCCGCATGACAACGCGCCGCATGGAGCGGGGCAATGACTGGCCTTGTCTGGCAGATCGTGCCGGTGTCGGCGGTGGTCACGGTGATCGTGCAGACCGCCTTCGTGCTTCTTTGGGTCGGGCGCGCGGGGGCAAGGCTCGACATCATGGAGGCGCGGCTGGAACAGCAGCAGGGCGTGGCCGAGCGGCTGGCGCGGCTGGAGGAACAGGCGCTGGCGCAGCGCGCCTCGCTGGAGCGGATCGAATACAAGCTGGAGGGGCGGGCGGGATGGTGCATATCGAGGGCTATGCCTCGCGGTTCGGCCTGCGCGATCTCAATGACGATGTGGTCGTGCCAGGGGCGTTTCGCGACAGTCTGATGCAGAGCGGGTCGGGGGGCGTGCGGATGCTCTATCAGCATCAGGTCAAGTCGCCCATTGGCGTCTGGGACGAGATGGTTGAGGACGCCGTGGGGCTGTTTGTGCGCGGGCGGATACTGGATGTGTCGCCGGAGGCGCGGATGGTCGGGTCGCTGGTCAGGACGGGCGTGGTCGATGGGTTGAGCATCGGCTTTCGCGCTACGAAAAGCCGGGCGTCGGACGGCGGACGGCTGCGGGTGCTGACCGCTGTGGAGTTGTGGGAGGTGTCGATCGTGACCTTTCCCATGCTGCCGAGCGCGCGGATCACGCGGGTCCGGGCGGAGGCCCAGGCAGCGTAATCAGGCGGCGTAAGGGCAAGATTTTTCAACCACGAAAGACACGAAAAGGCACGAAAGCAGGTCGGCTCAGTCAAAAAAGAAGCGCAGCTTCGGTCCCGATCGCGTGGCATAAAAATACCGGGCCAGGCGAAATGTTTTCGTGTCTTTCGTGTTTTTCGTGGTCGATCCTGAGCGATGTCCGTCGCCTCAACCTTGCAGAATATGGCCGCTTTACAAGCGGCGTATGAAGGCCGCTTGCGCGGCGTAAATTCCGTAATGGAGACTTAAACACATGAAGGAAATGAAATCGGCGGCGGCCTCGGCGGAGGTGCGCGCGGCGCTGCATGACGTTTTGAGCCATTTCGAGGCGTTCAAGGCGGCCAATGATGCGCGTCTTGAGGCGATTGAGACCAAGCGCGGCGACGGGCTTTTGGAAGACAAGCTGGAGCGCATCGAGACGGCGCTCTCCGCCGCCGAGACGCGGCTCAACCGGTTGATGAGCCAGAAGTCGCGGCCTGTTCTCGACGAGGCGCGTTCGCCGGAGCCGACCGAGGCCAAGGCGGCGTGGGAGGGCTATCTGCGGTCGGGGCGTATGGGGATGGAACTGAAGTCGGGCATCTCCTCGGCCAGCGGGTCGGGCGTTTTGGCGCCGACCGAGACCGAGACCTATATCGAGCGCCGTCTGGCGCAGGCCTCGGTGTTCCGTTCGCTGGCGACGGTGCGCAGCGTCGGAGCGGCGACGTTCAAAAAGCCGATCTCGACCGCTTCGGCGGCGGCGGGCTGGGTGGCGGAGGCCGCCGCGCGCCCGGAAACCGATCCGGCGACGCTGGATCTGCTGACCTTCGCGACCGGCGAGCTTTACGCCTCGCCCTCGGCGACGCAGGACATTCTGGACGACGCCTATATCAATCTCGACGACTGGCTGGCCTCGGAGATCGAGGACAGTTTCGCGGCGCAGGAGCAGGCGGCGTTTGTCAACGGCGACGGGTCGAACAAGCCGAAGGGCTTTTTGAACTATACGATTGCGGACGATGCGACGGCGAGCTGGGGGCAGATCGGCTATGTCGCTTCGGGCGCGGCCAGCGACTTTGCGGCGTCTTCGCCGGTCGATGCGCTGATCGACCTGATCTATGCGCCGAAAGCGCAGTATCGCCCGAACGCGCACTTTCTGATGAACCGGCGCACGGCCGCGAAGATCCGCAAGTTCAAGGATTCGGACGGCAATTACATCTGGCAGCCAGCCTCGGCGGCGGGGGCGCTGCCGCTGCTGCTCGGCTATCCGGTGCAGGAGATCGAGGACATGCCTGATGTCGCGGCAAACGCGGCGCCGGTGGCGTTTGGCGATTTCGCCAAGGGCTATCTGATCGTCGATCGCGCCGGGATTTCGGTGCTGCGCGATCCGTATTCGGCCAAGCCTTATGTCTTGTTCTACACCACGCGGCGCGTCGGCGGCGGGGTGCAGAATTTTGATGCCATTAAGGTGCTTAAAGTGGCCGCCAGTTAAGCGGCGGTAGTTGAAGCCAGAAACCCCACCACCACGCCCTTCGGGCGCGGTCCCCCTCCCCGGCATAGCCGGGGAGGTATAAGAGGAAGACCTTTTATCATGACGGATGCGGTGTCGCTGGATGAGGCGAAGCTGTTTTTGCGCGTGTCGCATACGGCGGAGGATGGGCTGATTGCGATGCTGATCGCGGCAGCGCAAGAGAAGCTGGCGGGCGAAACGGGGGTGGTCATGGATGAGACGGCGCCAACGGCCTTGCGGCTGTGCGCTCTGTCTCTGATCGCGCAGGCCTATGACGGGCGCGGCGAGGCGGGGGGCGATTTGTCGGCGCTGGAGCCGTGGATCGCGCCTTACCGTGAGGTGCGGTTATGAGTTTGACGGCGCGCGATGTGGCGACGCCCGCTGGGGTCTATGGGCTGGACGACAGCGAGACGGACTTCGGCGGGCGGGTGCGCGATATGACGATCAGCGCGACGGTGTGGGGTGATTTCAAGCCCGATGCGCCGTCCGCGCAGACTCCGTCCGATGGTCAGCCTTTCGTGTCTCAGACGGCGGATTTTCTGTGCCGGTCGGCGGAGGGGTTGAGCGTGGGCGGCTGGCTTCAGGTGCGCGGGCGGGACTGGCGCATCTTAAGCCATGATGAGATCGCCGACGGCCAGGTGCGGCTGCGGCTGGAAAGCCTTTAACAACAAGAGAAATACGATGACGCTCGATCCGATGCGCGACCTTCAGGGCGCGCTCATGGCCTTTCTGCGCGCGCAGGACAGCCTGTCCGTCTGGCTGGGGACGCCGCCGCGCGTCTGGGATCAGCCGCCTGCCGAGGTGATTTATCCGTATGTCACGTTTGGACGCGGGCAGTTGCAGGAAGTGGGCGGCAATGCGGCCGAGGTGCATGAGCAAAGCCTGAACCTGATGTGCGTATCGCGCTTTGGCGGGGCGGAGGAGGCACGGGCGGTGGCGGGCGAACTGCGCGCGCTGCTTGACGGGGCGGCGTTAAGCCTCAGCGATCAGGTTCTGTGCAGTCTGCGCGTGGTGTTCGTCGATGTGTTTCGCGCGGCGGATTTGCGCACGAGTTATGCGCTCATTCGTTTAAGGGCGGTGAGCGAACCAAAGTAAGAAACCCCACCACCACGCCCTTTGGGCGCGGTCCCCCTCCCCAGTGAACTGGGGAGGTATAAGAAAATCAGGAGTTCATTATGGCGGTGCAGGCGGGCAGGGATATGCTGCTCAAGATTTCGGACGGGGCGGAGACGCCGGTGTGCCAGACGGTGGCGGGCCTCAGGGCGCGGACCGTGTCGCTGAATGCGAAGACGGTCGATGCGACGGATTCCGATTCGGGCGGTTGGCGCGAGCTGCTGGCGGGCGGCGGGGTGAAGTCGCTCTCCGTATCGGGGTCGGGGGTGTTTCGCGACGCGGCGTCAGACGCTTTGATGCGGGCGGCGTTTTTTGCACAAGACGCGCGCGACTGGCAGATCATCGTGCCGGGTTTCGGCGTCTTTTCGAGGGCGTTTCTGATTGCGGCTTTGGAATATGCCGGGCAGCATGACGGCGAGGCGACGTTTGCGATCACCCTGGCGTCCAGCGGCGAGGTGAGCTTTGCCTCCGTGTAATCCGGCGCGCGGCGAGGTCGTGGCGTTGATCGGCGGGCGGGAGGCGCGATTGTGCGTGACGCTGGGGGCGCTGGCCGCATTGGAAGGGCGTTTCGGCGTGTCGGGCTTTGCGGCCCTGGGCGAGCGATTAAAGACGCTGGGGCCGGGCGATCTGGCCTTTGTGCTGGGCGTTCTGCTGGTCGATGAGGCGCCGGTGGAGAGGGCCAGTTTGCCCGAAGCGATGGCGGCGGTAACGGCGGCCTTTGCGGCGATGGCGGCATGAACTGGGCCTCTTTGTTGCGACGGGCGCTGCTGATGGGGCTGACGCCGGAGGTCTTCTGGCGGCTGAGCTGGCGCGAATGGGTCATGTTGAATGGCGAGGCGCCAGCGCCGCTGGGGCGGGCGGGGCTGGACGAGATGATGCGGCTTTATCCGGATGGGGATCATGACTGAAGGCTTGGGCGGATTGGACGCGAAAACAGCGGAGAGCGCGGCGGCGTTAAAGGCGCTGGAGGCGCCCGCGACTGAGGCGGCCAATACCATCGATCAGGCCTTCGCCAGGGCGGGCGAGAGTCTGGCGGCGTCGCTGGCGCGCGCGGCTTCGGACGGCAAGATCAGTCTGGGCGAACTGGCCTCGGCGCTGATCTCGGCGGTCGATAAGGCGGCGGGCGGCAGCGGAAGCACGGGGTTGGGGTCGGCTTTAGCGCAGGTCGTGTCGTCAGTGTTTTCCGGCGCGCGGGCGGATGGCGGGCCGGTGAGCGCGGGCGGGGCCTATCTGGTCGGCGAGCGCGGGCCGGAGGTGTTTCGGCCTTCGACGGGCGGGACGGTGGAGACGGGGTCGGCTGCGCCGAATGTCAGCGTGACGGTGAATGTCGCGGGCGGGGCGGCGGGGCTGGTGCGGTCGGAGGCGCAGGTGGCGGCGGCTTTGCAGCGGGCGGCTCGGATGGGGATGAGATGAAAAGCAAGATACCCCACCACCCCGCCCTGCGGGCGCGGTCCCCCTCCCCATCAAAGATGGGGAGGTATAAGATGAGAGGATCATATGTCCGGTTTTCATGAAGTGGTGTTTCCGGCGCGGCTGGCTTTTGGGTCGGGGGCGGGGGTGATGCGCAAGACGGAGATTACGGCGCTGGGGTCGGGTTATGAGCGGCGGATCAGTCCGTGGGCGCTGGGGCGCAGGCGCTATCTGATTGCGGCGGGGGTGCGGCCTTTGGCGGATATCGCCGAATTGCTGGCCTTTTTCGAGGCGCGAGAGGGGCAGTTATATGGGTTTCGCTTTCGCGATTTCGCCGATGGCAAAAGCTGCGCGGTGACGGCGACGCCGGGGCCGGAGGATCAGACTCTGGGCGCGGGCGACGGCGTGGCGACGTCGTTTCAGCTGCGCAAGGCCTACGGCGAGGTGTGGCGTCCGATCAACAAGCCGGTCGAAGGGTCGGTGCGGGTGGCGGTGGCGGGTGTTGAAACAGGTGGTTTTACGCTCGATGTCACAACGGGCGTCATCACGCTGGATGCGGCGCCAGGGGCGGGCCTTGCGGTGACGGCGGGATTTCAGTTCGACACGCCGGTGCGGTTCGATTCCGACTTTATGGAAATGACGTTGGAGAGCTTTGAGGCGGGCCGCATGAACGCTGTGGCGATGGTCGAAATTCGGGTGTAGCCATGCGACAGGTTCCGGAAATGATGGCCTCGGCGCTGGACGCCGGGGCGGCGAAGCTGTGCCATGTCTGGCGGCTGATGCGCCAGGACGGCGCGGTTCTGGGCTTTACCGACCATGATCGCGATCTGAGTTTCATGGGCGTGACGTGCCGGGCGCAGAGCGGGCTGACCCAGGGCGCGGCCAGCGGCGACCTCGGCATGGATAGCCCGGATAATCTGGCCGTGTCGGGCCTGATTTCGGGCGCGTCCCTGGCGGCGGCGGATATCGAGGCAGGGCTTTATGACGCGGCGGAGCTACGCGTCTTTGTCGTCGATTGGACCGATACGGATCAGTATGTTGAGCTGGATGGCGGCTATCTGGCGCGGTTGGAGGTCGCGGGCGGGATGGACGATGCGGACGGCGCCTTTATCGCCCATGTCGAAGGCGTGGCGGCGCGACTGGAGCGCAGCATCGGGCGCTGTTTCGGCTTTCTGTGCGACGCGGCTCTGGGCGATGCGCGCTGCGGGCTGGACCCTGGGACTTTGGGCGGCGCGACCTGCGACAAGCGCTATGCGACCTGCCGCGACACATTTCATAATAATGGGAATTTTCGTGGTTTCCCCGACCTGCCGGGTGAGGACTTCCTCACCGTCTATCCGCGTGACGGGCAGGCGATGGACGGCGGTTCGACGGGGCAGGGATCGGGTCGATGATTTCTGGTGCAGCGATTATCAGGGCGGCGCGCGGCTGGATCGGCACGCCCTATCGCCATCAGATGAGCCTCAAGGGCGAGGGCTGCGACTGCATCGGGCTGGTGCGCGGGGTATGGCGCGAGGCGGTCGGGCCGGAGCCGTGGACCTTGCCGCCGTACAGTCCGGACTGGGCCGAGGTCGGCGGGCGGGAGATTTTGCTCGGAGGGTTGGCGCGGTGGTTGACGCCGGTGGCGATGTCTGAGGCGCGGACCGGGGATGTGCTGGCGTTTCGGATGCGCGACGGGGCGGTGGCCAAACATGTGGCGATCCTGAGCGTGGGTGAGGGCGTCGAGGACCGGCGCGCGCAGGTGGTGCATGCTTACTGGGGGCATGCGGTGGTGGAGAGCTGGCTGGGGCCGTATTGGCGCAGGCGGCTGGCGGGCGCGTTTCGGTTTTCGGGCTCGGTAGGAAAGTAAGAAACCCCACCACCACGCGGGCCATGCCCGCGAGGTCCCCCTCCCCAAACGCTGCGCGTTCAGGGAGGTATAAAAAAGGAAAGATTTATGGCGCAGGTGATTTTGAGTGCGGTGGGGACGAGCTTGGCGGGGCCGGTGGGTGGGGCCATTGGGCGGGCGATCGGGTCGGCGCTGGATCGCACAGCGGTCCATGCGCTTCAGCCGGCGCGACAGGTCGGGACGCGGCTCAACGGCTTGCAACTGAGCGGCAGCGCGCAGGGCGATCCGGTGCGGCAGGTGTTCGGCAAGATGCGCGTGGCCGGGACGGTGATCTGGGCGGCGCGGCTTAAAGAGAACCGCACCACGACGCGCGCCAGCAAGGCCAGCGTGAAGACCGAAAGCTACGCCTACAGCCTGTCGTTCGCCGTTGCCTTATGCGAGGGGCCGATTGACGGCATCGGGCGCATCTGGGCGGACGGGGCGCTGCTGGATACGGCGCAGATCGCTTACCGGCTTTATCCCGGCGAGGAGGATCAGGCGCCGGATGCGTTGATCGCGGCCATCGAGGGCGACGCGCCCGCCTATCGCGGCACGGCCTATCTGGTGTTCGAGGATCTCGACATCACCGCCTTCGGCAATCGCCCGCCCAATCTCAATGTCGAGGTCTTCCGGCGTCCGCGCGGCGCGTTCGCCGATCTGGAGAGCCGAATCGAGGCCGTGTGCCTGATCCCCGGTGCGGGCGAATTCATCTATGCGACGCAACCGAATGCGCTGCGCACGGGTCTGACCGGGGCAGCGTTCGAGACGCAGCATACGGGCGGGACGACGACGGATTTTCTGGTCTCGCTCGATCAGTTGCAGGCCCAGTTGCCCAATGTGAGGCGCGTCAATCTGGTGGTGAGTTGGTTCGGCGACAGTCTGGAGGCGGGAAGCTGCCGGGTGCGTCCGGGCGTCGAAAGCGCGGACCGCATCACTTCGCCCTTGAGTTGGTCGGTGGCGGGTTTGAGCCGCGACGATGCGCATGTGGTGACGCAGATGGATGGGCGTCCGGCCTATGGCGGCACGCCGTCGGATCAGGTGGTGATCGACGCGATTACGGCGCTGAAGGCGCGCGGGTTCGAGGTGACCCTGATCCCTTTTATTCTCATGGATTGCGAGGGTTTTCCGTGGCGGGGGCGGATCACGTCGAGTCATGATCAGACGGCTATGGCCGCCGACGATGTGGCGCAGTTTCTGGGCGGGCCGGACGACTGGGGTTTTCGGCGCTTTGTGCTGCACGTCGCGTCGCTAGGTGTGGCGGCGGGCGGGGTCGAGGCGATGGCGCTGGGGTCGGAACTGCGCGGCCTGACCTGGTTGCGCGATGCGGCGGGCAATTATCCGATGGTCGCGGGCCTGCGCGATCTGGCCGCCGAGGTGCGCAGCGTGGTCGGGGCGGGAACCAAGATCGGCTATGGCGCCGACTGGAGCGAATATTTCGGTCATCAGCCGGGAGACGGCCATGCGGTGTTTCATCTCGATCCGTTATGGGCGGATGCGAACATAGATTTTGTCGGCATCGACTGGTACGCGCCGCTGACCGACTGGCGCGACGGTGCGGAGCATCTCGATGCGGCGCTGGCGGCGTCCATCTATGACGAACCCTATCTGATGAGCCGGATTCGCGGCGGCGAGGGGTTCGATTGGTATTACGCCTCGGAGGCCGACCGCGACGCGCAAGCGCGGACGCCGATTTCCGATGGGGCGTATGGCGAGGACTGGATGTTCCGGCCCAAGGATGTGATCGGGTGGTGGTCGAACCTGCATTATGATCGTCCGGGCGGGGTGCGCTCCGCGACGCCGACGGCGTGGGTCGCGCAGTCCAAGCCGGTGCGGTTTATCGAGATCGGCTGCGCGGCCATCGACAAGGGGCCGAATGCGCCCAACCTGTTCCTGGATCCGAAAAGTTCCGAGAGCGCGGTTCCGCCTTTCTCGAACGGGATGCGCGACGACCGGGCGCAGCGGACCTGTCTGGACGCCTATCACGGCTTTTATGCCGCCTATAATCCGGTCAGTTCGGTCTATGGCGGGCCTATGCTGGACGGTATGGCGGTGTGGTGCTGGGACGCGCGGCCCTATCCGGCCTTTCCGCAACGCTCAGACATCTGGGGCGATACCGACAACTGGCGCACCGGCCACTGGCTGAACGGGCGCGTCGGGGCGGGGGATGCGCGCAATCTGATCACCGAGATTGCCGGGCAGGCGGGGGTGGCGGCGGAGCAGCTCGACCTGTCCGAGGTCGAGGGCGAGGTGGCGGGTTACGCCTTTGCGCGGCCGGTGAGCGCCAGGGCGGCCCTCGCGCCGGTGCTGGCCTGGCTGGGGCTGGAGGTCGCGCCGCGCGGCTTAGGGCTGCGGCTGGTCGGGGCGGCGCATGGGGTCGATCTGGCGGTGAGCCGCGATCAACTGGCTTATCGTGACGCCTCGCCGCTGAAGGTGCGGCGCGATCTGGTCGCGGTTCCGGACAGCCTGACCCTGCGCTGCTACGATCCTGACCGCGATTATCAGACTCAGGCCGTGACGGTGCGGGCGGACGACCGTACGGGGGCGGATCGCAACGCGGTCGATCTGCCGCTGGTGGTCAGCGAGTCGCAGGCGCAGGCCTACGCGGCCTATCTGTTGCGGAGCGCGCAGGGCGTGCGGCATACGCTGACCATCGACGCCGATCCGCTGCTGATGATGACGCTGCAAGTCGGCGATGGCGTGACGCTGGAGGGCGATGCGATCGCGTATCGCGTGACCAGCCTGGATGCCGGGGAAGCGCCGACGGTGACCCTGACGCCATCGCCTTTGCCGCGTGCTGGGGTGGCGATGGCGCCGTCCGGCGGCGGCGCGGTCAGCGGCGGCGGTTTGAGCCTGATCACCGGTTTTACCCTGCTGGAGCTGCCGTGTTTCGGGCTGGATGAGGCGAATGTGCTGCCGGTTCTGGTTCCGTCGGCCAGTCCGTGGCTGGGCTGCGACGTCTATGCCGGGGCGGGGGCGTCGAGCCTGCGGCTGCGCGGGACGGTGGAAGCGATGGCGGGGATCGGAACGCTTTTGACGGCCCTGCCGCAACAAAGGCGCAACTATCTGCTGCGGGAGGCGTTTTTTGATGTCTATCTCGAAGGCGCGGCGCCGTCGTCCTGCGATATGGAGACGTTTTATGCGGGCGGCAATTTCCTCTGCATTCAGGCGCAGAATGGCGAATGCGAGGTCGTGCAGTATCTGAATGCGACGGCGCTGGGCGGCGGGCGTTATCGTCTGAGCGGTCTGGCGCGCGGGCAATGGGGCAGCGAGCAGGCGCTGGCGGCGGGGCTGGCGGACGGGGCGGCGGTCATCGCCTTGCCGGTGAATTTCGCGCGCGCCGATATGACGAGCGACGAGCGCGGGCTGAACCGGTTGTTCCGCATCGGCCGCAAGGGGTTCGGCGCGATGCTGGACGGGGCGCTGGACGTGACGGCGGCGTGGACGGGTCTGGCGCTCAGGCCGCGCGCGCCGGTCTTTGGGCGGATCGAGGCGGAGGCGGTGAGCTGGCTGCGCTCGCCGCGCTATGGCGGCGATAGCTGGGAGGGCGAGCCGCCCCTGTGCGAGGAGAGCGAGCTTTATCGCGTGCAGGTTCTGGATGAGAGCGGCGTGAAGCGGAGCCTTGAGGTCAGCGAGACGTCCTTCGCCTATACGGCGGCGATGCGGGCGGCGGATTTCCCGGTCGGCCTGACGGGGCCGGCGCGGATCGAGGTCGCGCAAAAATCCGCGGTCTATGGTTATGGCCCGGTCTTGAGGATCGCACTCTAAAATGTTGCTTTTTTGCAACGCTTGCGTCTTGAAAATCGAGCCTGTAGGACACACCTCTTCGCTTTGGAGGTGAGTATAGTGGCAGGCGATCCGTATCAGGAACTGGGTGTGAAACGCGGCGCCAGCGACGCCGAAATCCAGAAGGCTTTCCGCAAGCTGGCCAAGGAGCTGCACCCCGACCAGAACCAGGGCAATGCGGCGGCCGAGGAGCGCTTCAAGCGCGTGACGGCGGCCTATGATTTTCTGAAAGATTCCGACAAGCGCAAGCGCTTCGACAAGGGCGAGATCGACGCGGACGGACGCGAGACCTTTCGCGGCTTCAATGGCGGCGGCGGTTTCGGCGGCGGCCGGTCCGGCGGTTCCCCGTTTGGCGCCGGCGCCGGCGCGCAGTTCGACGGCATCGACCTCGACGACATCATGGACATGTTCGGCGGCGGCGGAAGGCGTGGCGGCGCGGGCGGCGGTTTTGGCGGCTTCGGGGCCGCGCCGCAGAAGGGGTCGGACCTGCGCCTGAAGCTCGATATCGACCTGCTGGACACGATTGTTGGCAATACGCGCCGGGTGCTGTTGTCGGACGGGCGCACGGTCGATGTCAATATTCCCAAGGGCGCGCAGGACGGTCAGACCCTGCGCCTGAAAGGGCAGGGCGCGTCGTCGCCCAACGGGCGCGGACCGCATGGCGACGCGCTGGTCGAGCTGCATCTGAAGCCGCATCCGGTCTTCCGCATGGAGGGCCACGACCTGCATATGGACCTGTTCGTGTCGCTGCCGGACGCGGTGCTGGGCGGCAAGGTGCAGGCGCCGACGCCGGACGGGCCGGTGGCGCTGACCGTCGCCAAGGGGACCAATTCGGGCGCCATCATGCGGCTGAAAGGCCGCGGCGCCTATGACGGCAAGGGGACGGCGCGGGGCGATCTATTCGCGCACGTCGTCATCGCTCTGCCGGACAAGGCCGACGGCGTTCCCGCTGATCTTCAGGCCGATCTGACGGCGCTGGCCGAAAAGTGGCGCGCCCGGGGCGGCTACGCGCCCACGGCGCCCGCGCGGCGCAAATAAGCGCCCGGATTTGCCCCCGAATTTGACATACGGGGCGACTTCGTTCAGCTAGGGTTCAGGTGTTTGCGCTTATACCTTGAGCTATGAAACAGTCCGCGCTTCTTCTCAGTCTGATGCTCGCCGCCGCGCCGCTGGCCGCCGGCTGGGCGTCGCATGCGCAGGCGGACCCGCGTTACAACGCCGCGGCGGACCAGCACCGGCGCCGCGACCGCGATCAGAATGATGACGCGCAGCGTCAGGTCCAGCCGCCGCGTTACGATGATGATCGCCGTCCGCAGCCCGGCTACAGGCCGCAGCCGGAGGGCGAAAACCGCCGCGACGACCGCATCAACCGCGCCATCGCCGCCGGTCGGGCGCGCGGCCACGTGCTGGATGCGGGCCAGCAGGACGATTCGACCTTCTGGGTCCGGGTCGATACCGGGCATGGCCGCGTCGATCTGCTGGTCGATGGCCAGACCGGCCGCGTTGTGGGAGAAAGATAA